TAAGGAGGAATGGTTGGATAGAAACGTGGAGACACAGAAACAGAACAACCATCAAATACTCTGTATTCAAAACCTCCTTTAAGTGTTCGCACTTAATAAGTAGAATTTATAGAATACTCTTAGGTGAAGAGGATATACCAACATCAGAAAAGAGTATATTTTTTAATAACAAGTCATACACCGATAAGGTCATGAATAAGTCTATCGATGATATGATAAAAGATAATGAACGATGATAAAGAATTTAGTAGGCGGCTTATTCAGCACAGTAGTAGAAAATGCAGAAGGAATACTTGATAAAGTTATTACAACGGACAAAGAAAGAGATCAAGCCAAGCTTGCTCTCAAAAGATTATTACTTGAAGCAGAACAAGAAGCCTTTAGACAAGAAGTCGAAGACAGAAAGAGCGCTAGAGATATGTACAAGGACGATGCATTTATTCAAAAAATACTTGCAACGCTATTCACTGCTGCGTACTTTGGACTAAGCTTTATGATGTTTAGATACTTTGTTATAGGTGATATAAATATGGGTGAGTTTGAAATTAGTTTTGTCTCAACTATATTTGGCGCAATGAGCGCAAAAGTTAATACAGTTGTCGATTTCTTCTTTGGAGGATCGTCAAAGAAAAATGAACAACAAAATAATAAAAAATAAGATATGAACTCAAGATTTTATCAAACAACAGTTAGACCAGATTTTACAGTTGCTACTGCTATGGGTACAGCGTATTCTGACAACGACTGTTTATTTACTTGGAATAAATTTCACATACCAAAAGGTACTGCTAAGCTAACTAATATTAGTGGAATAATTCAAGGTACTAATGCAACAGCAGGTAATAGTCATGATTTTACACTTTACTTTGCTAGAACAATTGATGGCGTAGCCCCACCTAGATTTGATATTATTCATGGCAGTATGGGCGCTAATTTTACAGCAAGTTACAGAAGACATATAATAGGTAAAATACTAATAGACGAAAGTGCATCAACTGATACGGATCATTTAGTTGGATATAGTGTTTTCAATACTGGTGATTTTACAGGTAAAGTAGCTCCAACAATAATATTAAACTCAGATGGCGTACCGTTTAATGTAAACGCGAAACATCCATCAGGTTTTACTTATGATGGTTCTCTAACAACACCATCTTATATGAGTGAAACACCAGAAGGATATGAAACTTATTTTGTTGCTGCTGTGGCTCATGGTGCATTTGATTTTGGTACAGATGTAGATTTAAATCAAGGTGGTCACCAAGCTGCTTCAACAGACGCCGTTCAAATAACAGTAGATGGAACAGATTGTAGACTTGTATTTGCGACAGGAGATTTACTAGTTGGTGAAACTGGTGGACCAACTATGGAGGTTGTTACTGTAGATAGTGCAACAACAATGACAGTAAAAAACATAAGTGAACAAATTGATGATAACGAACAACTTTGTTTCAAAAGTCCAATAAGACTTGAGCTTGGATTTGAATATTAAAATAAATATAAATTAAATTAAATTAAATAAAATGGCAAAAAAAGAAAAGGTTATTGACCTTAAGCAAAAGGTTGATAAAATATCAAAAGAGCATTTAGACGAATTATTAGATGCGGTAAATAAAATAAATAGTCTTCAATTTAATATAGGTAGATTAGAAACACAAAAACACAAACTACTACACGATATAGCTTTAGGCAATGATACTGTTTCTTTACTTCAAGATAAGATGATGAAAGAATACGGGAGTTATGATATTAACTTGACGGACGGAACTATTAACTGGCCTAAAGATGAAAAATAATATTATAAGAAAAATTACTATAGGTAAAGATTATAAAAACGATTCAATGCACTATTCTGTTAATCAAGAAGTGTATGGTGGTCATAAGATTTGTGATATAGTAGAAGAAGAAGATAAGTACTGTATTTATATTAAGAAACAAAAGGTGGTTATACCTTGGAAAGATTTTAATAAAAATATGGCTATATCTATCGAATACAATTTAGAATACTAATGAATGGTTATAGAGATTTCATTGTGGCTCCTATTGGTCAGCGTTATAATAATGCTAAGCGAGTGGATGGCAAAGAATTAATATTAAATACAGAGATTTATAATCATCAGTACATAAATAGATTAGCAAAAGTAATCGCTACTCCACTATTATTTCAATCACCTATTAATGTGGGTGATGAAGTAATAGTGCATCACAATATATTTAGAAGATGGCACGATGTTAAAGGTATAGAAAGAAATAGTAGATCTTATTGGCAAGAAGATAAATACTTTGTTTGTTCAGATCAAATATACTTATATAAAAATAAAGATTGGATCGCAACACCTGGATATAGTTTTGTACAACCGATAAAATCTAATAACAACTTAAGTGTTGATGCTGAGCAACCTTTAATTGGTATTATAAAATATACTGATGGAACTTATGATTTAAATACGTTAGTTGGTTTTACACCAAATAGTGAATATGAATTTATTATCAATGGTAAGAGATTATATAGAGTTTTAAATAAATTTATTACAATTAAATATGAATATCAAGGAAACGAAAAAGAATATAATCCAAGCTGGGCACAAAGCAGTTGAAGAGCTAATCAAAGTTGCTAGAGAAGAAATAGTAGATTCAGACGAAGATATATCAGCTGATAGATTAAAAAACGCGGCTGCTACAAAAAAGCTAGCTATATTTGATGCATTTGAAATATTAAATAGAATCCATGAAGAAGAAGCAATGCTGGAAGATAAACCTGTAGAAGAAAAAAAGAAAGCTTTTAAAGGATTTGCAGAAGGTAGATCAAAATGAATTACGAGCAAACATTATATAAAATAGTTGAACCAATAAAACTTAACACTATAAAAAGATTAAATAAATCTAAAAAGTGGAGTTATGGCTATAACAAAGAAAATGATGTTGTTGTAATATCTAAAACCGGTATGATTGGTGAGATCATAGAGATACAAGGTTTAAAAATAGCTTTACCAAAACAACCAAAAGAAATATATTCTTGTAGTAATGAAAAATCAAAACAGAAATGGAAACAATTTCCAGCAAAACCTGATTTTAAAAAAATTAAAACAGTATTTGACTGGCAGGTTTACCCGGACGATTTTAAAGAAAAGCATTACGAATATATTGATGAAGAGTTTAAAAGAAGAGAAGAAGGATTTTGGTTCATGAATAGTGGTGAGCCTAAGTATATAACCGGCACACACTACATGTATTTACAATGGAGTAAAATAGATGTTGGGGCTCCAGATTATAGAGAAGCTAATAGGTTGTTCTTTATATTTTGGGAAGCTTGTAAAGCAGATAAACGGTGTTATGGCATGTGTTATCTAAAGAACAGAAGATCTGGGTTTTCATTTATGAGTTCAGCTGAAACTGTTAATTTAGCCACTTTAGCTGGTGATAGCAGATTTGGTATATTATCTAAGTCAGGTGCTGATGCTAAGAAAATGTTTACAGATAAAGTTGTACCTATAAGTTTAAACTATCCCTTTTTCTTCAAACCAATACAAGATGGTATGGATCGTCCAAAATCTGAATTAGCTTATAGAGTGCCAGCAAAGAAGTTTACTCGTAAAAAGATGAGAGAAAGAGAAGAAGTTGATGATATGGAAGGTCTTGACACAACTATAGACTGGAAAAATACAGGTGATAATAGTTATGATGGTGAAAAACTATCTTTATTAGTTCATGATGAAAGTGGTAAATGGGAGAGACCTGATAATATAAAAAATAACTGGAGAGTTACAAAAACTTGTTTACGACTAGGTAGCAGGATAGTTGGTAAATGTATGATGGGGTCAACATCAAATGCGTTAGATAAAGGAGGTGATAATTTTAAAAATCTATATTATGATTCAGATGTTACCAAGCGCAATAGAAATGGACAAACTAAGTCGGGATTATATTCTTTGTTTATTCCTATGGAATGGAATTACGAGGGATTCATTGATGAATTCGGACGACCTGTATTCAGTGATCCTGAACAACAAACATTTGATCCACACGGAGTAGAAATAGATCAAGGTGTTATAAACCACTGGGATAATGAAGCTGATGGTTTAAAAGACGATCAAGATGCTTTAAATGAATTTTACCGTCAGTTTCCAAGAACTGAAGAACATGCGTTTAGAGATGAAACGAAAAATAGTTTATTTAATCTTATAAAAATATACGAGCAAATAGATTATAACGAAGGAAATAGAAACTCATCTGTTTTAACACCAGGAAATTTTCAGTGGACAAATGGAGTTAAAGATACAAGAGTTGTTTTTAATCCAGACCCAAAAGGTAGGTTTAAAATAAGCTGGTTTCCAAATAACAATATGCAAAACAGTGTTATTATAAAAAACGGTGTACGATATCCAGGTAATGAACATGTAGGTGCTTTTGGTTGTGACTCTTACGATATATCAGGAACAGTTGATGGAACAGGATCAAAAGGAGCTTTACACGGATTAACTAAGTTTTCAATGGAAGATGCTCCAGCTAATACGTTCTTTTTAGAATATATAGCAAGACCACAAACAGCTGAGATATTTTTTGAAGATGTTTTAATGGCACTGGTATTTTACGGTATGCCAATACTAGCAGAGAATAATAAACCAAGATTACTTTATTACTTACGTAGAAGAGGTTACAGGGGTTTTAGTATGAATAGACCTGATAAGATATGGAACAAACTATCTGTATCTGAAAAAGAAATAGGTGGAGTACCAAACTCAAGTGAAGATATAAAACAAGCTCATGCTGCTGCAATAGAAATGTACATCAATGATCACATTGGATTATTAGAAGATGGAACTTACGGAACAATGTATTTTAACGAAACTTTGAATGATTGGTCTAAGTTTGATATAAATAAAAGAACAAAGCATGATGCTTCAATAAGTACTGGATTAGCAATAATGGCTTGTAATAGACATTTGTATAAACCTAATCCAAATAAAGAAAAAACCTCACTAAACCTAAATATAGCTAAATATAATAATAAAGGATTATCATCTAGAATTATAAATAAACAAGTATGAAAGGAATGTACGCTCACATAAACTTTCCGTCTCAAGCGGTTAGTGATGCTGAAAAAATAAGTATTGATTATGGATTAAAAGTTGCTCAAGCAATAAGATATGAGTGGTTTAATGGTCATAATTCAAAATTCGAACACACTTTAAATAGTTTTCATAATTTAAGACTTTACGCTAGAGGCGAACAGTCGATTCAAAAGTATAAAAATGAATTATCAATAAATGGTGATTTATCTTACCTTAATTTAGATTGGAAACCAGTTCCAATTATTCCAAAGTTTGTAGATATTGTAGTTAACGGTATGGCTCAAAGATCTTATGAAATAAATTGTTTTTCACAAGATGAATACGGTGTTAGTAAACGTACTGAATATATGGAGTCTATATTGAGAGATATGCGTAGTAGAGAGTTTAATGACATGGTAGCTGAACAGTTTAATATGGATATTTATGAAAATCCAGTTGAAATGCTACCTGACACAGAAGAAGAACTTTCGCTTCATATGCAACTAAATTATAAACAGGCTGTTGAACTAGCTGAAGAACAAGCTATAAATGTTTTAATGGAAAATAGTGATTATGATTTAATCAGAAGAAGATGCTTATATGACTTAACTGTTCTGGGTATATCAGCTACTAAAACTACTTTTGATTATAGTGAAGGTGCTAAAGTTAAATATGTTGATCCTGCAAACTTAGTATATTCTCATACTGATTCTCCATATTTTGACGATTTATACTATGTTGGTGAAGTAAAAGAATTACCAATAAACGAATTAGTCAAAGAGTTTCCAAACTTATCTGAATCAGAAATAAAAGAAATAACTGACAAGGGACAAGATCCTCTTAGAAGATCTGCTCATAGAGATAGAAATAAAGTCCATGTATTATATTTCAATTATAAATCTCATGTTAATGATGTTTACAAGCTAAAGAAAACATCGGCTGGCGGTGAAAAGATTATTCAAAAAAATGATCAATTTAACCCACCTGAAGATTTAGAAGGTGATTTTAGTAAACTAGAGAGAGTTGTTGAAGCTCTATTTGAAGGCGTTTATGTTTTAGGTGCTAATAAATTATTAAGATGGAGAATGGTTCCTAACATGATGAGATCAGATTCTGATTTTAGTAAAGTTAAAATGAGTTATCAAATAGTAGCTCCAAGAGTTTATGAGGGTAGAATAGAATCACTAGTAGGTAGAATAACTGGCTTTGCAGATATGATACAGTTAACTCATTTAAAATTACAACAAGTAATGTCTAGAATGGTACCTGATGGTGTTTATTTAGATGCAGATGGTTTAGCTGAAATAGATCTTGGCAATGGAACAAACTATAATCCACAAGAAGCTTTAAACATGTTCTTCCAAACTGGTAGTGTTATAGGTAGAAGCTTTACATCAGATGGAGATCCAAACCCTGGTAAAGTGCCAATACAACAAATAAACAGCGGAGTTAATGGTGGTAAGTTGCAAGCTTTAATACAGACGTATAATTATTATATGCAGATGATAAGAGATGTAACTGGACTTAATGAAGCTAGAGATGGTAGCACACCGGATAAAAATGCTTTAGTTGGCGTGCAAAAGTTAGCTGCTGCAAATTCTAATACAGCAACTAGGCACATATTGCAATCAATGTTGTATTTAACAGCTGAATCAGCAGAGTGCTTATCACTTAGAATATCTGATATAATAGAGTATTCTCCAACAAGAGACGCTTTTATAAGAGCTATTGGTGCTCACAATGTTGCTACGTTGTCTGAAATGAACGAATTACATTTGTATGACTTTGGTATATTTATAGAGCTACTTCCAGATGAAGAAGAAAAAGCTATATTAGAAAATAATATACAAATGGCTTTAGCTCAAAAACTTATAGATTTAGATGATGCTATCGACATAAGAGACACTAGAAATGTAAAGTTAGGTAATCAACTTTTAAAAGTAAAAAGAAAAAAGAAACTAGAGCGTGATCAAATAATACAACAACAAAACATACAAGCTCAATCGCAAGCTAATACGGCTGCAGCACAAGAAGCGGCTAAGATAAAAATGGAACAAGATAACGCTGCGTATGAAAATCAAGTTGGTTTAGAGAAAACAAAAAGTTCTCTTAAAATGAGGTATTTAGAACAAGAAGCTAGAGTTAAGAAAGAGTTAATGATGTTGGAGTTTGAATTAAACACTGATATTAAAAAAGAAGAAAGAGAAACAGCCGCAAGACTAGAGTCTGTTAGAGAGGATAGAAAAGATCAAAGAATACACATGCAAGCTGATAGACAATCAGATATGATAGAGCAAAGAAAAGGAGGTGAATCACTTAAGAAATTTGAATCATCAGGTAATGATATACTTACAGGAGGCGCTGATTTAGATAGATTTGGCGTTTAATATTTAATATTTTATAAAATTTTATTATGGCAGAAGAAACAAAAAAAGTCGAAGAGACTAAAAACAAAAAAGAAAACGTCACAAAGGTTAAGATAAAAAAACCAGTTGATGATGTTGTAAAGGTGAATATAGACAAACCTATTAACAAAGAAAAGGTTGAAGAAAAACCTGTTGAAGAAGAAGTGGTTGTAGTTAACGCTGAACCAAAAGAAGAAGTTAAAGAAGAGGTTAAAGAAGTAAAAGAAGAAACACCGGTTATACAAGAAGTTACTGAACAAGAGGTAGCTGAAGTAGAACAAGAAGTTGAAGAAGCAATTGTTGAAGCTGAACAAACAGGTAAGCCTTTACCTGAAAAAATAGAAAAGCTAATCAACTTTATGGAAGAAACAGGTGGAGATTTATCTGATTACGTTAATCTAAATAAAGATATATCCAACATGGATGATGCTGATGTTTTAGATGAATACTATAGAAAAACTAAATCTCATTTAACACCAGAAGAAAGAAACTTTATATTAGAAGAAAAATTTAGTTATGATGAAGAAGTTGATGAAGCTAAAGATATAAAGAGAAAAAAGATAGCCCTCAAAGAGCAAGTTGCCGAGGCTAGAGCCCACTTAGACAGGCAAAAGTCTAAATACTATGAAGAAATTAAAGCTGGAAGTCGACTTACAAAAGAACAACAGAAAGCTATTAATTTTTTTAATAGATACAATAAAGATCAAGAAAGTCAGAAAAAGTTAAGTGAAAAAAGTCAAAGAACATTTTTAAATAAAACTAAAACGCTTTTCAATGAAAATTTCAAAGGTTTTGATTATCAAGTTGGAGACAAAAAATTTAGGTTTAATGTTAA